GTTTCAATAAATGCGCAGGATTCTACATAGTTTTCAGGAGTGATCCATGGCAATAACGCAATTGCAAGGCCGTCATAGTCTTTAATAGTTGGAGACATATGAACGCTTATGCGGTCACTGTGATATTGCAGCAGCTCGGTTAAACTGCATAACGAATTTGTGTTTCGAAAAAATACGTCATGATTGCCTGGAATAATATCCATGGTCATATTATATTCCACGAGTTTATCTAAAAACATCTCGCGATTGCGTGCTAACACTTTATAGTTTACATATTTCCGATGTTCAAAATAATCTCCTAGATGTAGTATATGAGTAATTCCTTCAGCAACACAACGCGGGAAAAATATTTCAGAATAAAACCGCTCGGTATAGTCTAAAAATATATCACTGCCATTTTTGACACCAGCATGGGTATCGGTAATTATCGCAATTTTCATAATATAAAATTATCAAGGCCGCCCGGCTCCTTCTTAGAGCTGCTTACTTTCTTTTGCGCTCGGTGTGGAGTAGCCTTGCCTTCTGCATCACACTCTTTATAAAAGGCATCATTTCTCTGTCTCATTTTTTCAACAACTCCCTCACCAGACATATCATCATCGTCAAACAACGCAAAATTTCCAATTCCGCCCTTTTCGATGAGTAGGTGTCTAATATCATCTTGTTTCTTTTCCTTTGCAATGCGGCGTAAAAACGCATACCACGAAATTTGGGTAAAATATGAAAACGCATTGGGGGCACCTGTTCGTGTAGGCTTGGTTATATCGTAATTCATAATTCTCTGAACACAGTTTTCAACTGCATCCATAACCATGTCTTCTCTATAACTATAATTTATAAAGTTTCCGCTACGAGACAGGCCATTCGCAATTTTTAAAAAGCATTCGCCAATGTAATTTGTAATAATCTTAGGCTCTCTGCCTTCTAATTTGTCGAGGTTAACGCCGTGCACATATTCAATAACAGCCGCGGAGAATTCTTTATTATTAACATAGTCGTCGCCGCGAGATCTTCTTGCTCTACTTTTGGTCTTTTCAGGATTCATGTTTGTATTATACACTATTCGAGTGCATTTGTAAACACTTTTTATAACAAATTTACATTTTGTTATTTACATCACTAGAATAATTGTGTATAATAATCTAAGATTGTTAATTGCCATTAGTTTTCCTCAGACGATTTATAAAAGCGTTCTAAAAAAGAATCCCATATATCTTCGTTTGATTGGTTATAATCTTGTGGATCAAATTTAGGTGAGGATAAATCATTATCTGCTGTATTTTCTTCGTGTAATAATAACTGCAGTCGATCATATATAAGTGCCTCTACATATCGACTCCTAACATCATCAGATGCTCCACATTCAGATTCTATTGAATGATTGTATATTATGCATGGCTGCAACCCATTTCCTGCTATACAAGGAGTCATTCTTTCGGTTAGCAAGCCGTCAGCTGTCATTGACCGATTAATTTCAAGTGGACATTTTAGCTGTACGCCGTATGAATGCGGTGCTGATACTTGTCCAATGATTATTCTGCCGCTGAGCAATGTAAAGATTCTTACATCGAGCTGCTCAACGATTTTATATAAATTGTCAATCATAGTAGTGGTACTTCATATAAGTTATAATCAAAACCTTCACGGGCATATATTTTAGTGCGTTCTATCGCGTGTTGTAGAGTATAATTCTTTTTCTTTTTCCATGAAAAGTCATCAGAAATATCATAGATCGTGGTTGGGCGGCCGTCATCTGATTTTCGCAGCCCTCGACCAATACTTTGAAGCACACGTATTTGACTTTTAGTTGGAGCAGCAAATATTATCTGATGCAGATTTTTAATATTTATTCCAGTACTAAATGTCCCCATACTCGCTACAATAATCGCATCGTTTTGGGTCTCGACAAGCTCACGAATGTGCTCACGATCATTCGCGCCAACTTCTCCAGAGACATAAAATATTTTTCTACCGGTCTCAGCAGTCATTTGTTGCAGCATTGCAAACAAGGGCTTTCCGTGTTTTTCAACTAGGTTAAAGAGTATTAACGTATTTCCCTTTTGGTCAAGTGCTAATTTACAAATAAACAAGTTTCTTCCCGGGTGGCTGACTATAGCATCAATTTCGGTTTGATAATCAACCTTTGAAACAACCTTTCGCAACTCATCGCTATGTTTACACACAATACAACGTATCTTGCAATCCGCCAAAGTATTGTTATCCATAAGTTCCTTTGTAGTAACTACACGAAGAGTGGGCCCAAAGGCTCCTACAAGAACACGTTCATTGCACAGACTGCCGTCAAGAGTGCCAGTTGTACCTATACGCATATGAGCCTGTGTGCACGCATTCATAATAGTATTTAAGCTTTTAGCTTTAAAGAGATGCGCTTCGTCTCCAAGAACCATCCCGTATTGTTTAAACCAACCTTTGTCCATGGTAATAGCGCTTTGCCATGTTGATATAACAATTCTAGAAGATATATTGTTTTTTTCCATGCCTGAGTATATCTTATGTATTTCAGACGTTGCATCAAAGTCGGGGTCGTGCTCAGAATAGTCGGCAAAATCTTTTGTCATTTGCTCAACGAGTGATGTAGTTGGCACTATAACTAATACCTTATGCGAATGCTGCTCTAAATACCAGCGAATACACATGTATATTATTAAGCTTTTACCAGAGCCGGTTGGCGATATTACAAGACTGCGCCCTTCAGAACACGCATGTGTGTATGCCGCAATTTGATAATCACGAGGTAATATAGACTGCCCGCCACTCGTTATTTTTAATGAGTTTATATAGTCAAGACACGATTGTTTACTCGGCAAAGACGCAGAAATAATATCGGTATGGCATTCAATTGCGTATTTGCGATCATCAGCAAACTTTAATACTTCAAATAATAGACCATACGGCANTCTCCCAGTTCGTGAATCAAATAATCGCACTTTGCCGTCCCACATTTTATTACGATACATTGGCATAAACTTATAGCCTTCTGCGTAAAATGTAAAATGCTCTGAAAGCTCTTGAAGTGCTCCAGAATCGCCCGAGACTACTCGTATAGAGGTCTCATCTATTTTATGTATTTTTATATATGACATTATGCTCCTGACACAAACCGTCTGTGGTCTATAATATTTTTAATTGTAGTATGACGCCATTTAATATTATCCATAATATCTTTTAATGCATCAACAATCGCATGTGCATACTCTATGCCGCCCTGCAGCTTTATTACATCTGCATCAGTATTATAGAAAAGATCCATATCACTCTTAAGCGGTTTAGCCATCCCATTAAAAGGATCATACCCCCAACCGTGTGAGTCCATCTCGTCTTTAGTCATTTTTCCGTTATAATACAACCACTTGTCTTTTTTCAAAATAGCCATTGCGAGCTCTTTTTTCTTAAGAGCAAGTTTTGATAGACTGTACAACTCCAAATATTTAGAATGCAACCTTGCACTAGCTATACTCGTATCATCTAGATTAACAGCGTCGATAACAGCGTCAATCTCCCAATTCTTTAACAATTCTTCAAGGTGTAACATAATATACTAATAATATATATCAAATTAAAAAATCAAAATAATCATACCTAAATGTGACGTCTACGAATGCATATTCAACGTCTGTGCTTTGTACATTAAATCTACACCGCCTAGGGCTGTTGGAAATGCACGAACAAACCTAACGCTGCGTGATATGTTATTATGATTTGTTAAAAAATGCAACGTAATGTCATAGCTTTGTAAAACGTCCTGTGTTGTGTTTATACGAATCCAATTTAGCAGCTCTTGATATGATTCCAACCGCTCATCAATGGCAACACGCACTGTTAATGGGTCATACGTGAGTTTGTCACCAGGTACAAACCCGGCTTGGTTACGAAAGGGGGTGCTTACTTCCGCTAGCGATATGCTAGGAAAACTTGCAGATACCGCAAAATACTGTGTGTATTTAAAGTCTACTGAGTTGTGTATAGACAACTTAAAGCCAGTCAGCGATAACAAATTTGAATCTATCATACAAGTATTTATGCAAAAAAAGAGGCTACCGTTTCGGGTAGCCTCTAAATTAGTTGTTATTACGATAGTTTACACTCCGCCGTCAAGTCCAGTAACCGTAAACTTACGGAAGTATGGGTTTGCGCCGTCAGTACCAGTAGTGCCAGCACCACCAAGACCAGCACCACCAGCAAACGGGTTAGCAACAAGACCATAACGAGTCTTGAAACCAATCTTTGGTTGGAAGCTGTTAGGATCAACCGCACGAACCATTGTCAATGGCACATATGGGCAATAGAACATGCCGGCATCATATGCATTGGTACCGCGATAACCAACAGTTACAATATCAGTTGTCGCAAACGGATCAATAAACACCTTGAGGCGTCCGTTAATCAGTCCAGCAAATACGTTACCAGTGTCATCTACATTGAGGTTAGTTGCAAGAGCTGGTGCATAGTCAAGCACACCAGCAGCAGCAAGAGCGCTTGCAACATTGCTGGAGCAAAGAATAAAGTTACCTTTGCCACGACGTGTTGCTTTAGCAATTGCGTTTGCTTCAATCTCGATTTGAAAAAGAAGTGCTTTAAATTTCTCAACCATCCAACGACCATCGCCATCGGAGTCAAGGTCATAGGTGCCGTCAACTGCTGTTGCACTGCCAGTGGCTCCTTGTATAGCTTTTGCATTAATCGTTTGGATAAGCTCACGGTTAATTTCAGCAAGAATTTCAACAGACAAGATATTAGCAAGTTCTGCTTCGGCATCAAGACCATGAACGGCCTTAAGGTCTTGCGCAAGTTCCATTGTGTATTCTGCTTTAAGAGCACGTGTCTGAGCAGTAACTGTTGCTTTTTCAACAGTGAATCCCATTTGACCAAAACCGCCGCCAGCAACAGTGCGACCTGTCGAGTGCTCAGAGTCGTTTGCGAGCGCTTCGCCTTCTGCAGTTGTAACTTTACCAGAGAACGCAGTATTGGGTTCGTTGAATAGCGCTTCGTCGCCATTTGCCATGTCACCATCGCCATTAAGCTTTTGATAAGTGCTCTTCATCGCGAAGATCAAGCCGGTTGGCATTGTCATTGGTTGAACACCAGCAATGTCATAAGCGACGATATTTGGCATTGCACGACGAACGAGGCTAATAAGGACTGGATCCCAATTTGCAGCAGCAGCAACGCCGTTGCCTTCCGATAGAAATGAAGCCGCGCCGTT